GTTAATATTTTTAATTCTCTTTCTTTTGTGATTTGATTATCAACGATTTTAGTATAAACACCTTTTTCTTTTAATATTTCTTGTTCTGTTTTTAATTCTTCTTCTCTTTTTTCTTTTTCAGCTTTTCTTTTTTCTACAATATTACCTAATTTATCTATACTTTTTGACAACGTATCACTGAAGTTTCTTAAATCAATACCTAATTCTTTTTGTAGTTTTTCAATAATATCTAAAGCTTTTTCTTTGTCTTTATCTTCCATAGACTTTAATAATTCACCAACTTGCAATATGTCTTTATTAATGTCTGGTGCTATGGCCGCTACTGAAGCTTTAACTGATAAATCTATACTTTGAGCAATTGTTTTTTCTAAACTAGACAAAGACTCAGCAATCTGTGTTTGAGATAGTTTTTCACCACCAATTTCTTTTAATGATTGTAAAAATTCAGATTTTTGTTTTTCTACGGCCTGTTCTGATTTGAACTGTTGAACTGCCATCTCATCATCATCGCCGATAAGGCCTTCAGACTCAAACTTTTTAGGTTCTTTTTGGCCAGGTTCCATACCTAAGGCCAACATTAGATTGTCTTTATCTTCAGCCATATTATCCTATTTGATCGTCTATTTTAAACTTTTGTTGTGTAACTGATGGTGTTGTTTGAGCTACTATTTTTTTATCTTCAATCTTTTCTTGTGTTCTACCATAAGCAGATATACCTAATACAGCACCCATAGCAATATGAAAGAAACCAGCACCTTGTAATGTTAATGGATTCCATTGAGTAAATACAATTTGTTTTAAATATGTAGCTTGTGCTAAATTCCATAATATAGGAAATATAATAAAATCAAAAGCACATACTCCTAGATACAACCACCCCATAGCAGGTCGCCACTTATTATTAAAACCTGTTTCTTTATTTTGTGTACTCATTGTTTCTCCCTAGCTCTTCTATCGTTTTCTTCTTTAATATAATTAATCAACATTTGAACGTAAATATCACGCTCCCACGGTATCATATTTTCAATCTCCGTTAATGAATATTTATGATGTTGAACTAATGCAAAATTGGTTTCATATAAGGCCTCTAGGGTATTGTGGGTGAGGCCTATACGAAAAAATCTTGTAACCCCTCAAAGGTAATTTTACTCTTAACCTTTGTTTTTGGATTTTCTACTTCAACTTCTTGTTTCAATTTAGGTAAAGTATCAAAAAACTTCTTAATAGAAGCAAAAGCCTCTTGTGGTAAGTTTTCTAAAAACTCTTTCATTTCATCTTTTGATACGTCTTTTGCTGGATATATTTTTTCTCCTTCGAAGATATGGTCAACACATTCAATTAAAATCGAAAAGATCGATTCAAAGTTTTTAGTATTGACTTCTTCGCCCACTATACCCATTGTACCTACAGCATATGTTGAAAGAGTAGGATATTTTAAAACTAAACCTAAGTTTCTTTTTTTATCTATTACTATTTTATTTGTATGATCATCATTTACGTGAACTTCAACTTTACTTAAATCAACGTTAACTTCAGTATATGTTTTGCCATCATCAGGACATATAACTTTAAAATTAGCAATTTCACCAATTGATTTTGCTCTTATATTTAAAAATATATATTCTATATCAAATAATGGTAATGAATCTATTTTTAGTGTATTAAATGTACAAGCGTCAACAATTTCTTTTAAAGCATTGACCATTTCTTTATTGTCTTTTGACTCTAAAGCTATGTACAGTATTTTTTCTTCTTTAACTAGAAAAGGCCTATATTTGACCTTTTTATCTGTGGATGGTAATGTCAATTCATAACTTGGGACATCAACTCTTGGTAACACCATAATTTACTCCTTTTTATATTATATATTAAGTGGTGGGAAATTACCAAATGGAGGAAACACTCGACCACCTGTAATACCACCGATAGGTATTCTTCTTTTTAATCCTTCTAAAACTTCTGTGCCAGCTCTTCTTAATTCTGGCGGTAATTTATTTATGAAACTACCAAAAGCACCATATTTACTCTTAACAGTAACATCAGCAAAGTTAGGATTACCTAATGCTATATTACCTGATCTATCAATAAAATAATTAATCCAATATCTAAAATCAAAAGTAACTGAAAAAGTTTGTGCTTCATTTACATCTGCTGAATATTCAACAGCACTAATTGTTTTTGGATATACATCAAACAATTTAACAGCATAAGTTACATCATCTCTTTCATTTCTACTTTCAAAACTACCTAATTGAAATATGTTACAATCAGATACATAGTTATCATAAAAATTATAATTGTGTGAACTTGTGCTAAATGCTGAATTTTGCCATACTTCAAAGTATGAACGCTCTCTCATAAACTTATCAGTATAAAATGTAGCAGTGATAGGTGCTGACTTATAATCATATACAAACTTACGAGTAGGGCCATTATGTTTAATTTCTTTTGTTTGAGCATCACGGTCTGGCATATTAATAGAACGACAAAATGCTTGAACTCTTTTAGCATTAGCTTGTTGAACGGCTAATAATTCAGATTGACTTCTAAATGTTTCTTGCAATTCAGTAGCAGCATTTGATAATTGATTGCCTTCTATAAAATCTATTTGTGGTGTATTACCATTATTATTTAAAGCGTTTAAAGGAACACCTTTAGGTAAATTAAACTCAACATAAAATCTGGCCTTACGAGCAAAACCTTCTGCCTCATTTACATATGATTGATAACGGCCTATAGTAGTGGCTGGATTACCACCAGCTTTTTGCTTAAACCTTGGATCATTTTCTACATCATCTAAAGAACGATCACGAGGTATACCTAATCTTACATCAAAACCACCAATTCTTCTGCCTGCTCTTAATATGGCCATTAGATAACTCTCCTAGCGGCAGCATAAACAGCAGCATCAGAACTTTTTTGAAATTGTTGAACTGGTAAATACACAGCAATAGCGGCCTGTGTTAAATCTATTTTAAGAAAACTTGATCTTACGTGTTTATACAAATATTTTTTAATTGTTGGTTTTACAAGTGGTATTGATTTAACACCTGAATAACTTACATTTAATCTTGTTGTGCTGTCCATTTTATTATTCGTGGCAAATCTTTGCATTTGATCTAACAATCTAAATCTAAGTCCTGGTGGTAGATAATGAAAGTTTAATCCACTAAATCCGCCTGGTATAGCCTCTAAAGGTAATACAAGTGGAAACGTATCATAGTAAGGTAAAGTTTTTTTGTACTTAGGGTCATAAAAAAATAGATTTAATAAACCTATATTAGGTCGACCTGTAAGTTTACCTTGACTCATCAGTTTATTGGCCGTTATTCTATCTGCTATTGAAGCGACAGCTTTTTGATACCAACTTGCTGATTTTTGTGTACCGCCTTGTTTATCGACTAGAGTGTCTAATATGCTTGCCATTTAATATATTTATGTTAGTTATAGACACCTATATCTTTTTCAGTAAAGATTTTAAACTCTAAATCGTTGCCCTCACAATACACTTTAGCGGCTTGCCATTTAGCTTGGTTCTTTATATATTCTAATTGTTCACGCATAAAAGCACGACCTTGTTTCTTTGGTTTCTTAGGTGGAAAACACTGGCGATATGGTTTTATTTCAACCATATACTTCTTGCCATTTTTTAATTTAAAGATAAAGTCAGGAAAGTATCTATGAATACGATAATCAATAGGTGAACGATAGATTATAGGTATTTCTTCACTGGCCCAAAAATCAACAGCATCATTATTATCCAAATAAACCATCATACGCCTTTCTAATAACGAACGATATACTATTCTATTTGGGTCACCAGCATACTTTTTAGGGTGTGTAGGTTTGTAAATTCCTTTATAACTCGCTCTCATTTCACATATAAATATTACTATTAATCATATAAGGTATTTATCGTGCTAAACAAAATAGCTTCCATTGTTCAACAGAACTTAGGTAATTTATCAGGTGGCATTTCAGGATTAGTTGACACTGTAAGAAACAGTGCTCAAACAAATGCGGCCGCTGCTAAGATATTAAATAAATCACCATTAGAGATTTCAGATACTTCACCTGTACAACATTTAAAACAAAATCCATATGAGTATGGTACGGTTTATTATCCATCAGATATATCAAATCTAGGCACTGGCCATTATATGATATTTGATGTTGTGATGAATAAACATTCAACATTTCAAAATTCGTCTTTTGCTGGAACTAAAATTACAAATAATATAGATGGATTTAGAGATGAAGATGGTGGTAGATTTAATAAAAAAAGTAGAACTACACAAATAAAAGAAAAAGGTATTAATTCAGATCGATTAACAAAAGTAAGCACAGGTATTAATGCTAAAAGTCCAACACATACTTTTGTATCTGATTCAATTATATTATATACACCACCTCAAATTAAAACTACTTATGCTGCAAACTATGAACAAGCTGAAGCAGGTGTTGCTGCTGGATTTTTAGGTGTAAGAAGTGTTGAAGATGCTATTAAAGCTGCAAAAGGTTTTGGCGGTGTTTTAGGTATTGAAGCTTTATCTCAAGCGGTAGCACTGATACCAGGTGCTGGTGATGTTAAAGCAGTGTTAACTAAAAAATATGGAACGGCCATAAATCCTAATATAGAAATGGTTTTTAAATCTGTGCCTATGAGAGAATTTTCATATACATATGAATTTGCTCCACGTAATCAAAAAGAATTAGATAGTGTAACTAAAATTATTAATTTATTTAAGTTTCATATGCAACCTGAATTAGGTACTACAAACTTTTTTGTTGTTCCTTCTGAATTTCAAATTACGTATATGTACCTTGAAAACAGAAACTCATATATTCCAAAAATATCTAGGTGTGTATTAAAAAACTTAGAACTAGATCAATCTCCTGAAGGTGTGTTTACAACTTTTGCCGCTGATGATAAAGGTGCGGCACCTGTATTAAGTAAAATGACTTTGACTTTTGCTGAAACAGAAATAATGACTAAACAAAAAATAGCTGAAGGCTTCTAATGTATTTTTCATATTTTCCAAAAGGTTATTATGATTTAACTAATAATGGTAACTCTAAATTAGTTACCGATTTAATGCGTAGAGTAAAAATTAGATCAAAAGTAATTGATGAAGTAAGTTTATATGATTTATATGACGTTATAGATGGTGATACACCTGAAAGTATAGCATTTAAACATTTTGGCGATAGTAAATTGCATTGGGTTATATTACTTACAAATAGTATAACAGATCGATTTTATGATTGGCCTTTAACTACAAATGAATTTGAAAATTATTTAAAAGAAAAATATACAAATCCAGATGGCATACATCATTATGAATTGGCTCAATCAAGTGGCGCCACTACATCAAACGATAATTCACATTTAATAGAAGTAAATAGTACAACACCAAATGCTGTGTCAGTATCAAATAGAGAATATGAAGAGCGAATACAAAATGTTAAAAGACAAATTAAATTATTAAATACAGCATACTTAGGTTTATTCATAGAGGAATTTCAGGAACTAATTGGTACATAATTATGTATAGCTCAATTGATACAACGGCCTTAAAAAGACCAGGCGATTTTATTTTATCAGACGTTATATTAACTTCATATCAAAGTGAAGGCAATAATTCTAATCCTTTAAAAATAGCTGTATCATCTTTAGTAACTGAAATAAACATTTATGAAAGTATTAATAATAAAACATTATCAGGCAGTTTAGTATTAATAGATGCTCAAAACGTTGTTGCTGCTTTACCATTAACAGGTTTTGAAAGATTAGAGTTTAAATTATTTACGCCATCAATTTCCAGAGGTTTTGACTTCACAGAAAAATCTGGCCATCCAATGTATATCTATCGTATAGGCCAAAGACAAGGAATTAATCCTAGAGT